CCTAGGCTCACTTTCGTGTTATGCTATACTTACGGTGTATAAACCGGTCTATAGTTAGACACCCACATACTTATTGCCCTTCTTCCATTAAAAGCCCCTTCGATTGGATTATGAGTTCAATCGTACGGTTAAAGGCTTTTCCTATTCTTGAAATACCAAAAGATGTTTTGTTAACTTCTTTTATAATGAAAGGGTTAACAACACAGTTTTGAGACGTCAAGATAGGTGGAAGAGGATCGCTTCTAAATTGAGACTTTCTAAACCAGGTCATTGCGTCTGAAACGAGAATCGCGTACGAATCATCCCCAATAACAGGGATAGAATCGGGCAAGATTATCGGATTAGACCACAACTCAGCACTTGAAGGTGGTATGTTCGGATCGAGTGCCCACTCACTGATAGTAGGAAAATCAGGGAGTTGACACGGAAGATACGTCCTATAGCACCAATCTTTAAGAACTTTGACGATATCACGGAGGTTATCCGGGATAGAGCCAGAGTCTAAAGGGCTGAGAGAAGACCCTAAAGTGATCTCTTCTAACATTGCAGTTCTGTGGATTAAGGGGTCAGGAATCTGAACACCTTTACCTACAGGAACCGGAGTGATAGGAATAGATCCTTTTAGAATACTCTCTTTGGGAGCATTCCCAAACACTGAAGCAATATGTTCAGCGGAATATTGCGCCATGTTCCCGAAAAGTTCGGGACCATGAACGGTGCGAAATCCTAACCGCTCAGGGCTAGGGGAATCGAGGGTAATTCTTAAAACCTCTTTGAGGATTTTAAGACAAACCTCAGTTCCCAGCCGATGAGGCGGGCAAGCAGGAACAGAATCCGCCGTAGGTAAACGGAACATATTAAATAAATCTAATATGCTAGTTATACTACGGTTCATCTGGGACTGCTCGCGACAAATCCGTTTATGAAGAACAATTTGAGTCAAGAGGGAAGTAGTTAAGAACCCGTGAGAGCAAACACCACGTCGTGATGTTCTCAAAGAGTTCATAGTTGCAACCCAAGATGTAAATAATCGAGTGTTAGCGGACACAATATCGTAAGATACTAGTATCCGAGACCACACGATCAAAAACATCTCTTGAACAAAAGTCTTTAACGGAAAGTCTTTAGGAAGAGCAATCCCGTTTTTGAGGGCAGAAGCGTCTAGTGATACAACTCCTGGCATACCCGTAACAACGGCTAGCCAGAGGGAGATATCACCTTCTTTTAATCCCAACACGGAAGGATCCGTGGAAGGAAAGAGAAGTGGCGCGACTACCTCAATTATGGCATCTGTCATCTTCCCAGATGTAAATGACCTAGCTACCCGCTCAATATCTGAATAACGGGTAACAGAGGATTTAACCAGGGAAGAAAGCCAACTCGAATCTAGAAGGATCTGTCCTCGACGTACACGTCGAGCAACAGATTCGACTCTAGCAGCCGTGTCAGTAATAGAAATCTCTTCTTTCAGCGACCATGGGGTAACATCCGTCTCATTAGCTTTAAGCCGAGAGACAAATGAAACCAAAGGTCCATCCAAAATCTTAGACTCTCCAGATGAAGAGACTAAAGATTTAGGAATAGAAATAGGAATTTCTAACTCCTGACACAAGGCCAGATAAGAGGCAGGCACTTCCATACCTCCTAAGGCAATATCGTCCCCACAAACCACATAATTAGTATAGTTCTGCACCCCGACTCGAGATGCAGCACAATATACCAAGAAATGGTGAGTGAGAGCTAATATAGCCCAAGAGGATAAAGCACCTATTGGTTGACCTCTAGTATATCTAATACTCGATTTAGGATATGCAGTCCCGCGAGGAACGGCATAATCCCTATCGCATAAGATTTTAGCCCAAAGCTCAGCTAATTCCAGACCAATGAACTCAGAGAGAACCTTGATCTGAATTTTAGTTGATAACATATCAGTAGCGGAACTAAGATCGTAGCAAGTAACGATAGAATTGCCGGAGCGGCAAAACTCATCGAAAACTAAGCCTTGATTCATAGTTGCGTCACCCGGTATGTACTCAAGAAAGGCAAAGATCTTGCGATGAAGTGGTGACATGACACATTGTGTCCAGTAATCACTAATCGCAAAGACTCTTACTTTCCCAGCAGCTTCGGGTTTAAGACTTAAACGACCGAGCATTAAATTTTTAACGGATTGCAACCAGTCAGTAGGACGACCATCAGCAGATTGATTTCGCAATAGAAACCAACCTTTCTGAAGATCCTCCTTGACTGGTGGGAATGAACTAAGAGGTTCAAAGAATTGGACTGAATCCAGAGCTTGGTAATACGAAGCTTTGAACAAGGCCAAGACTAGGAAATTCTTAGTCATTTCCATCCATCGAATTAGAGGTTCATGACCGACTGCATACCAAGCTAGAGCATCCAGCCCAGCTTTAGTTACAGAAGGTCGACCATTAGGACCGCTAGTGAGAACCTCAAGAATGTTCTCCGCACCTTCATCTAACGAACAGCCTATCTTAGTCCACCAGGACTTATGATATGCTGCCGGCGGAGTAAGGGATACAGGGGTCCCTTTAAAGCGAGAGAGAACAAACTTAGCAAATTTAGGGAAATACTCTAAAAAAGGCGTAAGTTTGTCCTCATCGAATAAAGGAGCCTCAATCGTAGCTAACGTAGGTAATGGAGCAGATGTTATCAGACCTTTATAAGAAAAGAGGAATGATAATACCCACTTCCAGTACTTTAAGTTACCACTACGCAACTGTAACCGTACAGGTGCAGGAAGCCAACTTGGGAGACCACTAGCTAATGCTACTGGAGTACCAAACATCCATGGATCCGAATGGCGTTGACCAGCCAGGTATGCCACACAGTACAGGTATGAATTCTTCATAAACTGCAACGTGTCAAGCATACCTCGAGTTCGTCCACGATCTCGAAGAATCGAGAGCATGCGAATGAACGAGGTTATAAAAGCGTCATTTGGAACACGACCCATAATTCGAAGATGAAGAGTTATTCCCCATTCTCGAAGAATAGGACCGATGTTATCGGTTCTAGCTTCCAGGAAATTCGGACTGTATTCACTTCGCGTATGATAAGAGAGCTTACCACGCAAGTAATACGGTTTCCGAGAAGGTCTAGCTTGAATCTTAGAAATCCAAAAGGAGTCAGTCGAAACCGATAAACGGAATCTCCGGACTAAACTTTCGTAGTCTATTTTAGCTAAATTAGCTAATAATAGATTATCGAATAAGTCTCCCTCTGTCATTGTAAGCATAGGATTCTCTGTCCATTCCTGAAAACGTGTATCTTCCTCAGAAAGAGGGATAGCACGAATAGGACAAACAAGAGACTCCCGTAGATCGGGGGTTATGCTAGAATCATCCTCGGAAGGAGATTCGCCAATAGGAGATGACTTAATAGGACGGCCATCAGGACCTGCCACTACTACATCACCTGGTACTATTAACGTAGTTAAAGTATCATCATTAGACATGGCAACAGCCACTAACCGAAGATAGTATTTTTCGGTTACGTAAAGCAGGTTACTGGAGTTCATAGGATCTACAATAACGTACTTTCCTGTCGAACGAGATAAGTCCACTATCGGAAATAGAGGATGTGAACGTAGAATCTGAAATAAAGGTGAGGTTGCTTTCATTTTATAGTTTAAAGTGAAGACGGCCAAATCTCTTTCTCTAAAGAGGAAATCAGAGCAGGAGAGCCTACGGCTCCAAGGTTATCCTTCTCTCCTTTCCTAAGGGAAAGTCAGATTCACCAATCCCGAGCCTTTACCCATCACAGTTCGGTATGCCAGGTAAGCATACATCCGTATAAGTTACCAGTTAGTATCCCAGAGGGTAACCCCTGGATTACCAATACCTTTCGGTACTTCCCTAAGGAATTGGAATACTAACCTTATACAGATTGTGATAGACTTGGGTCATACCTATGGTGTCAACAGGGCACTAGGAGTGAGACACTCTCCGTAACCGCTTGAGGGTTTCACGCTCATTAAGTTAGAGTATACCGTAATTAACTCTTTTACGGAGCCTACTTAAGGAGTACCAGATCTAAATATTCTGTCAATTACGTCAGAATAGATCTGCACGGAACCCTTCATAGTGTGTTGCACCCTTATCAGAATTTATCCTGATAGGCGGGAGTTTGCTCCTGGCGTCTCAGGACGGTAGGTAGACAAGACTGCACAGAAGTTTAACCTTCGAATGCTTTCAAACCAAGCTTGGTATACTGTCCAGTGACTCCGTTCACCATCCCGCAAGCCTACCGTATGAATAGGTAGGGAACAGGATGGTTAGGAGGTACTAAGGTTACGTCTTGCTAGAATCCGGAGTCCCGGATCACGCGGAGATCAAGCCAATAGGTACAGCCCACTATGTCCGCTTGTTCATAGTTAAGGGTGACTACCGTCGGGGACGATCCTCCGCAGGCGGACCGTACTAAGTAAAGAAAGTTTAGGGCACTTATAGTTAGGTCAGAGGAAGATTCTCGGACACAGAGATCCCGCAAGGGGAGGTGTGTCTTCGGAGGGGGGCCCAGTCCCCTC